TTCTACAGCACTTCTTTCCATTTATGATTTAAGACTTATCTTTATTATTTAGAAATCCTTGTTTAAGAAGTTTTTGTAGTTCTGTAGTTGATCCAACAAACACGGCATTATTTGTAACATTATTTGTAGTTTTAGTTGCCGTTTCTTCCACATCCTTGAGTTTCTTTTGTAAATCAATCAGTTTATCAGTTACATCACCAACACTCTTAATAAGTTGCCCAGCAACCTCATAAGCCCTAGGACTATCACTATCACTTGCCAATTCCATAATTCCATTGATAGCTTCCTGCCCTTTTTCAATTAGAGAATAAAGATTAGCTCTCGTATATTCATAATCTTTTTGAATATCATTTTCTGTAGATTTGATAATTTCAATCTCAGATGGCTTCACATCAATATCTACAATACTACTTTCAGTATTCAATGCCTTATCAAGCTCTTCAAATTTATTTGTCATGTTAAATATCAAATATCAAGATGTTGAGTAGGACTATAAGTTTTAGCGTCTGAGAAAATATCAGTTTCTTCAGTATAACTATAAGTATCGCCAGGATTTGCTGTAGGTGGATTTGGAGTCACTGTATATCTCATTTCTCTCTTAGCAGTTCCAATATCAGTATCGGTAAAAAAGTCAATTTGAACTTTACGAATGAGTCCATCAGAAGTCGCAGCAATTGGACCAAACATGTATGTTTTTGCTGTGAATTGTAAAGTATAAATTAGAGCCCTTCTTGTTTCAAAATCTCCTTCATAATCATCCTGAAAAGAAACACTATTTAATGTAAAAGGAATATCCCTCTTTTCCCCAATCTCAGGAATCAAATCTACGGTGACTGTAAATGTAGGTTGAAAAAATGGTAAAATTTGTTCTAAAATTTGTAAAGAATCATCTTCCAATTTTGTAAGAATATTTAATTCAAATCCAATGTTATAAGGAACGGGCATAAAGACTTGCTTTAAATTTGTTCCATCAGTGGCTTTAAATTTCTGAGTAACACTTGCCTTTCTAGTTCCATCATACTCAATTGAAGTCATTTCAAATGATATTCTAGGTAAAGTAATCTCAACAGGATTATTCAGATTTGGTTGTTGATCAATACGAGCTAGAAATTTTTGAATTGGTCCATATGCCAAAGGAACTTGTATTTGACTAATAGTATTACCAGAACTATCATCATGCATAATATAAGTATCTTTAAAAAGAGCACCAAATGCTACTATGGTTTTCTTAATAATTTGATGATAAAAATAAGTTCCTAACATTAATAAGTACCAAATGGATTAGATTCTGTGAAATCAATTATTGACTTTTCTTCAGTATTAATTTCGCTATTTTCATCATATTTAGTATACAAATCAAAGTTGTTAAAGTTTTGGACGGCATAAGTTGCAGAAGATGCTGTTCCAATAACAAGTTCTCCTGGATAAAATTCTCCATCATTAATAGAAATTTCTAAAGTATTAGTGGCAGAGTTCCAAGATTTAACTCTTGCAGTTGTACTGGAAATAGACCCAACAACTACTTCATTGAAGATATAAGTTCCAACTCCAGTAAAAACTGGCGGAGCACTTATGGTAATAGTTGGTATTCCAACATATCCAGAACCAGAATTTGTAATATAAATTTGAGTTACTCCACCACTACTTACGCTAGCAATTCCTGTAGCAGTAGTTCCTCCTCCAATTGTTGGAGCACTAAATGTGATGGTAGGCGCAGTTGCGTAACCACTCCCACTACTTCCAATTGAAATAGTTCCAATTCCAGAAAGAGATGTTTGAATATTTGCAATTGCTGTTGCCCCAATTCCAGTACTGCTTGCAATTGAAACTAATGGAGCAACCGTATATCCATATCCTGGATTTGTTAATAGTATTTTAACAACAGAATTTGTTCCAAGTATACTAGTAGTAAACGCAACTGCTGTTGCACTTCTTCCACTTGAAGGAGCAGTTCCAATTGAAACTGTTGGTGGAATTAAATAATTATAACCATCATTGATTAATGATATACTTTGAATATATCCTGTGGCTAAACCTGCTGTTGCGACGGCTCTAGCTCCAGAAGAAATTAATTGTAAAGTTGTAATATACCCCTTATCTGCGATAACATGATCGACTTCATCAATTGAAGTATCAATAACTTCATCTTCATATTCAAAGAGTTCACATTTTAATTCATAAACATAAAGTTTTCCAAGTTGATAGAATGGTTGCTCATGTTCGACAAATTTAACTTCAAATAATCTCTGTCCCAAAGGAAAATAAACCAGATCTCCTTCTCTAGGTCTTGTTGCTAGAGTAATTTCAGTTGTATCCATTGAAGATAAAAATGGAGCTATAAAATCTTCAAATCTATCTCTGGAAATAATGATACTTAAATCATCACGCAAACTCATTCCAAATTTTGTTAAAATATCACCGGAACCCGTATATCCTTCATAATTATTTACATAAGCTTCTATTGAAAAATTATCATTAAATTTTGATGAAGTAACTTCTCTCGCAATAGTTTTTCTATTTACAAACTTTCTAGGTATGTAAATAACTTCCACACCAAAAATTTTTAATTGTTCATTAATTAAATCTTGAACAAGCCTTTGTTCACCAGGAGATCCTTGAAGAAAATAGGGATTAAGTGCCATATTATTTTATCCAATTGTGTCGTATGGAGGCATTTCATAATCCATAGACATTTTATCCATAATTTGATCTATTTCTCTTTGAGCATCTTCATAAATTTCTCTACCATTCAATTCAACCCCACCAGGCAATTTTACACCTTTAAATTTAATTAAGTTTTGTCCCCACTGTCTTTTAATTAATGCTGTCAAATATCTTTTAATAAAACGATCATTATAAACATTGGTGAAAGTATTTGGATCTAAAATACGATAACAATCAATAACAAAAAATGTATCAACTGGAACAAATCCCCAATCAATATCCATATATAGCCTATTTTGTCTTATATTAAATCTAACTTGTTTATCTGTAGATAATAAGAAATCAATATCTTCAAGATAACTTTTAACCATAGCATATTGTAAAAGTTCAACGGAGTTGAAATAATATAAATCATTTAGGAATAGTTGATATTTGATACTAAACATTCCTCCAGAAATTGTATTAGTATCAAACTTAAATACCTTTTCAATTCCTATTACACTATCTGGAACTTGAATATAATTTGAGTTCTCATAAAAATTAAATGTAGTTGGACTACCGTTAATATTGGAAGTTCCGGTTGTGGTAACTATTCCAACCCCGTTGGTGCTTATTGTTCCATTAGTTGCGGTTAATCCACGTCCTCTATTAATGTCGTCTTGAGTAACTTTGTATTTCAGATACATGCGCTCTACGCCATCGTAGTGCCTCTCCTGGAACATCTGGAGGGCATCATCTACCAAATCATCTATTTGATCATCATCTACGTTAATCTCTAGTACAGGGTATCCTAGACGCCTTAGACAGTAATCTATAAGTTGTTGGCGACTTGCTGGCTTAGACATTAGTGAGTTGCTCCTTCTCTTACAAGTACCATTCCTTCTATAACTCTACTTTTAGTATTATTTACATCACTTATTACCACATCATAAATATATCTTCCAGGCTTTATTCCAGAAATCATTGATGTCGTCATACCAATTTGTACGATTCCACTAGTAGAATTTGCAATCGAAACATTAAATCCATATGAAGTAGAACTATAATTATATTTCCGCATTACAGCACTTACACCATACCCAGTAAGAATTAATGGAGAATTAGTACTAGCATTATCCAATACAAAGGATTGACTGAAATCTGCGCCAGTATTAATTACGATATTACTAACGTATACGGCTGCCATTTATATTGAAGTATACTTATCAAATATTTATAACTAAGAAATCATACCTAAAGTACTAATAACTTCTTGCTGTTTGAAGTAAAGTTTTAAATATGATTTAGCAATATTCCTCAATTCGTTGGGATTTTCGCAAGAATCAATTTCTCTTGCGATTTTTTCGTATTCAAATAATTTTGAAATACTATCTAAATCAATTTCATTTGGATTCATTTTTTGTCAGCAATTGTTTAAGTAAATCTTTTATCTCACTAATTTCATTTTTAATATTTTCAATTTCAGTTTTTTCCCGCTCTTTACTACTCACTGAATTTAAATAATTAATATATTCTGATTTATCACAATTAATTATAGCATTAGTTTCAGAATCTCGATAGAGATTTGGATGACCTTCTACTGGTATTCTCATAGAATTGCAATGGTTCTAATAGAATCAATTTTAGGAGCAAGTGCTTGATTGCTTCCTGCCATAATTATTTTAATACGATATCCATTAAAGAAACCTAAATTATCTGCCGTAAATTGATACTCTA